CGAGCAATAGGAATGATGGGTACAAACACAACATATAATGGAGCATACTCATCTAATTCCGACCCCAATGATTCATGGAATATGGATCTTGGTAACAATAAAGAAGACTTAACATGGTTATTATAAGGAGTATAAAAAATGGCAGATAAGACTTTTTTTGGAAGACTGCAAACATTATTTTCAACTAATGCAGTAGTACGTAGAGTTGGAACAAATAAATTAAAGGTTATAGATGTAAATAAAGTTCAATCTAATAGTGGATTAGCAACTAATAGACTCATAGATAGATATACTAAACTACACGGCTCATTAAGTAATTTAACATATAATCAATATCAAAATTATCAAGTACAAAGATTAAATTTATTTACTGACTATGAATCGATGGATGATGATTCTATTATTTCTTCAGCATTAGATATTTATGCTGATGAATCCACTATAAAAAATGAATTCGATCAAGTATTAAGTATAAATTGTAAAGATCAAGATATTGAAAAAATATTACATAATTTATTCTATGATGTACTTAATATTGAATTTAATCTATGGCCTTGGATACGTAATATGTGTAAGTATGGTGACTTTTACTTAAAGTTAGATATTACAGAAAAATTAGGTGTAACAAATGCACAACCAATTTCAACTTATGAAATGGTAAGAGAAGAAGGTACCGACCCTGCTAAACCTGAGTATGTTAAATTTGTGCATGATATTTCATTAGCTGGTCAATCATCTAGTGGAGGTCAAACAACTAGAAAAGATTTTGAAAACTATGAAGTAGCTCACTTTAGATTATTGTCTGATACTAACTTTTTACCTTATGGTAAATCAATGCTTGAAGGTGCTAGAAAAGTTTGGAAACAATTAACTCTTATGGAAGATGCTATGATGATTCATAGAATTATGCGTGCACCTGAAAAGAGAGTATTTAAGATAGATATAGGTAATATACCTCCTAATGAAGTTGATAACTATATGAGACAAGTTATCGATAAAATGAAAAAAACTCCTTATATAGATCAAACAACTGGTGAATATAATCTTAAGTTTAATATGCAAAATATGCTAGAAGATTTTTACTTACCTGTAAGAGGAGGTCAATCAGGTACTGAAATAGATTCATTATCAGGCATGGAATTTGGTGGTATTGAAGATGTCGATTACCTAAAAAATAAAATATTTGCAGGGTTAAAAATACCAAAAGCATTTTTAGGATATGATGAAACAACTGAAGGTAAAGCTACACTAGCTGCTGAAGATGTGAGATTTGCAAGAACTATAGAACGTATACAAAGAATAGTAACTTCTGAACTTACTAAAATTGCTATAGTACATCTATACTCACAGGGATATACTGATGAAAAATTAGTTGATTTTAGTTTAGGATTAACTAACTCTTCAACTATTTACCAACAAGAAAAGATATCACTTTGGAAAGAGAAAGTTGATCTCGCTAGAGATATGAAAGATGGTAAAATGATGTCTGAAGAGTGGGTATATAAAAATATCTTTAATATGTCAGATCAAGAAATTGAAAAAGAAAGAGCGAGTGTTATTGAAGATGTTAAGCAAGCATTTAGAAAAACTAAAATTGAAGACGAAGGTGAAGATCCAGCTGCTGATCCAAAAATACAGCCAGATGATGATGAACCAACTGAATCATCAATTAATCCTGTTGGAAGACCACCTGAAGGTACTAAATACGGGACACAAGATCATGTTAGAGGTTCAGATCCTACAGGAAATGGCACGCGTATAAGAGATATTAAGAATAGAGATAGAAGCATAAAACATACATATAGAGAGAATATCGACTCTTTACTTAAAAGTATAGACAAAAACAAAAAACCATCATTATTAAGTGAAAATAATTTGATAGATGATGATTCTTTGCAAACAAGTTGATATTTATATAAGCATAGATGTATATATTGGAATAGTAATATGGCAAACATTAAACATAATAAAATAAAAAATGTAGGTGTGTTATTCGAGTTACTTACTCGACAAATAACATCTGATACTATTAATGGTATTGAAAAATCACCAGCTATTTTTATTGTAAAAGAATTTTTTAACAAAAATTCGTATTTGAGTAAGGAATTAAATTTATATAAAGCGTTACAAGTTCAAAAATATAAAAATGAAGCTAGAGCTGAAAAATTTATTGATGTAGTAGTTGCTGAACATAATAAACTATCAAGTGCTAAACTTAATAGAGAAAAATATAACCTTATAAAAGAAATAAAGTCAAAATACAATTTAGAAGATTTTTTCAAATCTCATGTTGCTAATTATAAATTAAATGCATCTATTTATAAAATACTTGAGAGTAAAAACAATAAAAGATTTTCTAATCCTATGAATGTAATGAAAAGTAGAGTTTTTCTTACTGAGCATATTCTTGAAAAATTTGGAAGTACTAAAAATACAAAAGAAACTATTATTAAAGAGTATTCTAAACAAGATCAGGATTTAAGATTATTATCTTATAAAATTTTACTTGAGAAATTTAATAAAAAGTATGGTAAATTAAACGTTAAGCAGAAAAATTTACTAAAAGAATATATTAATAATATATCTAATCTTTCTTCATTAAAAAAATATATTATTAAAGAAGTAAACATTGTAACTAAAGCTTTAAGTTTACTTACACCTAAAGTAAGTGATAAGGTTGTAAAGATAAAGCTTAAAGAAGTATCAGATCAATTAAAGCTTATAAAAAAAGAAAATAAAATAAGAGATAAGCATTTAGTCTCTGTACTTCGTTCTTATAATTTAATTAAGGAGTTAAATAATGTCGTTAAATAAATTATTAGAAAAAAAATTAAAAGAAGTTGAAGAAGAACTAGAAGAAATATCTACAACAGGCGCAGGTGAAGCATATAATACTAAATATGCATTTGGTGATTTAGATGATGATGATGTTGAAAAATCAGGGTATAAAAAAGTAAAAGAATCTAAATTTAGAAAAATGGCATCTGCTTCTTTTCTTAATGAAGTTTCATATAATGAATATAAAAAGAATAATGATTTTTCAGCTAAACAAAAAGTTAATAAATCTATAAAAGAAGTTAGTAGTAAACTTTTTAGAATTGAACGTATTATTAATCAGAATATAAAATTAAAAACAGAAGAAGGTATTGATAATAAACAATACTGGAAATCTACTAGAAATAATTTATATAAGATATCAGAACGTATGATGCGTATTGGTGAAAAATTAAGGAAATTCTAAATGAGCAAAGATATTATTAATGAAAATATTACTATCGAAGAAATGCGAAAAATTATTCGCACCGAACTTGCTCGTATATTTTTCGATTTATACCGAAAACGTAGCACGTGGGAGAGATTAGGATGAGTAAAACATTACTTATAGATTATACACCATTTGATATATCACCACAAATGATTATTGAATCTGAACAACAGAATAATGGTAGAGTTATTGTGTCAGGTGTGTTGCAACGTGCTGGTGCGAAAAATCAAAACGGAAGAGTATACCCAAAAGATATTCTAATGAGAGAAGTAAACGAATATAAAAAAGTTCAAATATCTGAAAGAAGAGCTTTAGGTGAATTAGATCATCCTGATACTTCTGTAGTTAATTTAGCTAACGCTTCTCATAATATATTAGATGTATGGTGGAACGGAGATGATGTAATGGGTAAAGTTGAAGTTCTTTCAACACCATCAGGTAATATACTTAAAGAGCTATTAAGATCAGGTATTAAACTTGGTATATCATCTAGAGGACTTGGTTCAGTAAAACAAATTAGTGAAGATACTGTTGCAGTACAAAATGATTTTGAATTAGTATGCTGGGATTTCGTTTCAAATCCATCAACACATGGAGCTTTCATGAAGCCTATGAATGAATCAGTTGGCAGTAAAATTAAAAAAGATAAATTTTTCAAAGTAAATACTATTATTAGTGAAATGCTTTGCGACTTAACTTGCAAATGTTCATTACCTGGAGATAACTAAAATGAGTAGTAGGTTTAATATTAAAGAGTGGCAAGATAAATATCTAGCTGAAAATAAAACTGTTAAAGTAAAAGATTTAGCTAAATATGTTATTGAGCTAGCTGATGATTTTTCTGATGAATTCGATGATAATAATATTAGAAAGTTTGGTAAGGAAGTTGGTAAAGTTGTAAGTAAAGCAAATAGCGAATTTGAGTTCAAAGAGTTCCAGCGAATTGCTGATAAGATTTATAAAAAATACAAGTTTAAGGATACACCATCTCATATGGAACCAGGAGGTGTATTACTAGGGCGTAATATATTTAGAACACTATTAGATCGCGTCGAAGACGATTTATTCTAAAACGGAGAGTATACATGAAATTAAAAAATATATTAAAAGAAAGCAAAAAAGAATCATTCAATAGATCTCTTACTAAAGAAGAAAAAAGAGATGTTATGAATGCTGTATCTAAATTTAACGATTACGGTGCTAAAGTATATAAAACTAATGAAATTAAAGATATGGTAGAAGCGATTAAAAGCATGACTAAAGGAGCTTCTAATCTTGCTTTACAAGAAACAGGTGATTGGTTTGATGCTGTTACTGTAAAAAGAGATATGTCTGAAGTAAATAAATCTGCTAAATTATTTGAAAAAGCTGCTACTGAACTATCTACTCTTCAACAAAGGCTTGAATCAGTATTCGAAGATATTGGTCACAAATTAGGCAAGTACTATGATATATCAGAAGCTATGGATGCTGTTGGTAAAGAAGATGGTGATATCGATAACGATGGTGATGAGGATGAGTCTGATGAGTATCTAGCAAAGAAAAGAGCTGCTATTACTAAAGCGATTAAAAACGAAACTAAACTAACTAAAATTGCTGAAGCTGCACCTAAAATGAAAACAAGTAAAGAAGCTGAAAACATTAAGAAAGTTTACATGGCTCTTTCTGGTTTGAAAAAAGGTGGTGGTTCAGGTAGATATGGTAAAGAATTTGATAGTGCAAAGAAAAAAGCACTTAAAGCAATGAATGATATGTTAACATATTCTAGAATAGGAGGATAATCATGAAAGAAACTCAACTAAGAAAATTAGTATCAGAAGAAATTAGATTTCTTTTATCAGAAAGATTTGGATCTAAAAGATTACAATCTATAGTTAGTGGTATGGGTAAATGGGAAAAATCTGCATTTCTAAAAGCTGGTGTTAAAACCGGGTTAGATTGGAACTCAATTACTGATGCTGATATCAAAAGAGTATCGAAAACTCCTGCTCAATTATATGGTAAACAAGGTATATATCTTATTTTAGCTATTAAAGATTTTGACTTTCAAGAATCAGGTAGATATGGTTGGACTAATAAAATTAAAAAAGGTCAAATGATCGGAATGATGGTAGGCGGTAAGGTAGCATATGTAACTAAAAATGGTTTAGGACCGAAATCTAAATATGGATATAGTGGTAAGGATAAAGTTGGTATAGATAAAGTAGGTGCAAGAAGTGTTAAAAGTATGTCTGAAATGCCTCATATAGTATTTCAAATAAATTATGAAAATAAAAGAGATGCACTAAAAGACAAACAAAGAATGCGTGCTAACATAAAATTTGGTGCAACAGCATTCAAAACTGATAAAGAATTCAAGCAAGAAAATCTAAAAAGATATAAAGAAGCTTTAGCTAACTCTGCTGATAAATCAGAAAAAATACACAAACAAGTACTTGCTGCTGTTCAATACTCTAATAAATTAGTTGAGAAAGCGGTTAAAGAAGGTACAATGACTAAATACCAAGCAATGGGTGTTGACATAGGTGGTAAAATACATGAGCTACAATACGTAACAAGACTACAAAATCAGATTCTAGATAATTATGCTAGATATACTGATTATGATAATAAATCTAAAAGCGATGAACGTTCAGCTGAATACTATGGTGAACAAAGAGCTCAATACGCACTTAAGATTAAACAATACGTTGGATATATGTTAAAAAATCAATTTAATAAGTGGTAATAATATGATTAAACTAAAGCAAATACTAAAAGAATTTACAGGATACAGTTTCAAAGCTGATAAACCTGAAAATGCAAACAAAGTAATTGACGCTCTTAAGAAATTGGGAATTGGAATAACTCGAAGTGATCATATTAAATCTCTAAAACATCTAAAAACTTTTGAAGGTGGTAAAATGTTTACTCATGTTCAATATCATTATGTACAAAAAGAAAAAGGTGGGGATGTCTATTTTTTGCATCAATCTCAACAGTACCTAAGAGACCAAGAGGTTGGAGTAACAGAATTATATGTTATGCATCAAACTGAAGAAGATTATATTAAAGATAAAAACAAAACCGTAGTAGGTAGAGCAGCAGTCCCTACAGATAAATTATTAAAAGGGTTAAAGCGAGTAACCGTATTAAGATTCAGTTAATAATAGTTGGTTTATTGTAGTTTTTTTCTTATATTAAGGTAATTAATAATCGTTTAACTAAAATTATAAAAATGCGAAAAAATTATGAAGGAGGCCAAGGCCCTCCTAAAAAAGCCTTTCGAAGAAAAAGATGGTCTAGACAAGACTTTTATTTACCAGGTAATCCGAGAGGAGTTAAAGTACCTGATAGCTCACCAGCAGCTTTAGAAAAGAGTTTACGTTACTTGAAACGTCAAATGAAAGATGCTGATATCGTTGGTAAACTTAGAGCTAATCAAGAGTATACTAAACCTTCAGCTAAACGTAGAAAACAGATGCAAGATGCTGTTAGAAAGCAACAGTTGAGAGATAAAATTAGTAAACAGTATTGGGATAATTTTACATGGATAGTCCCACCATCTAAAAATACTGGACCTGAATTACCATTTTAATAAAAGAAACCCGAAAATTTTTCGGGTTTTTTTATATATTTTATATTTACGTATATATTTATATGTGTACAAAATATACTATCATTTATATAGTATTAGATACAAAATTAATATCTATTAAGATTCCTAATAATCTTATTTCCACATTATATTTATTGGAGACAAATTATGTCAAAAGACTTGTTAAAAGAAGCAATTGCTGATGCAAAAGCTGTTAGAGAAACTGCTATCGCTAATGCTAAACTTGCTCTAGAAGAAGCTTTCACACCTAAACTTCAATCTATGTTATCTGCAAAATTGCAAGAAGATGATATGGAAGATGAAGAAGAAGACGTTGATGTTGCAGAAATGGAACATGGCGAGGAAGAAGCTGAAGAAGGTATGCATGCCGACGACGAAACCGAAGAAGGAATGCATGGCGACGATGAAGCTGAAGAAGGTATGAGAGAAGAAGACGAAGAGGAAGAAGAAGGTATGAGAGAAGAGGACGAAGAGGAAGCTGAAGAGGGAATGCGTGAAGAAGACGAGGAAGAGGATGACCTTGACCTTGAATCTATCATTAGAGAACTTGAAGGCGAAGATGAAGATGAAGCTGAAGAAGGAATGCGTGAAGCATCTGACTCAAGCGATATCGGAAAAGGCGATAACAAAATGGATCAAGCTGGTAACGATACCGAAGATCCTGGTAAAGGTAAGCTTAAAGAAGAAGAGGAAGGTGATGATGAAGAAATCGATTTAGATGAAGTAATCAGATCACTAACTGAAGAAGATGAAGACGAAGAAGAAATGGAAGAAGAGGAAGATAAAGATGCTGAACTTGAAGAAGCATATAATACTATCAGATCTCTTAAATCTACACTTCAAGAAGTTAATCTTCTAAATGCTAAATTATTATTCTCAAACAAATTGTTTAAGGGTAATAACTTAAGTGAATCTCAAAAGATGAAAGTTATCGAAACATTCGATAGAGCATCTAATTTGAGAGAAGTTAAGTTAGTATATTCTACTTTAGCTGAATCATTTACTGGTAAGTCAGTTTCAAAGAAAGGCTTAACTGAAGGATTCGCTTCTAGAAAATCAAACTCAACAGCTCCGAAAGGACAAATTGTTGAATCAAATGGCATGGCAAATCGTATGAAGCGATTAGCTGGCTTATTGTAAAATTATTAACGTATTTAAGAAATAGGAGAGACAAAAAATGTCAAACATTTCAAATTTATTAAACGATGCTCAATCAACTTATAGACAACAGTTGAATGAGACAAAAAAATACGTATCTAAATGGGAAAAGACTGGATTACTTGAAGGAATCGATCACGATTACGAAAAGCATAACACTGCAATCTTATTAGAAAATCAGGCAAGAGAACTTGTAACTGAAAACTCTAAAATTGGTGGTGCTAGCTCAGAAGAGTGGAACGGTGTTGCTTTACCATTAGTTAGACGTATTTTCGG